CGGGGTTGTCACCTATCACGCAAGATGGTGAGAATAAAATAGTTGAAAATAAAGAAATTAAGAATGAAACAGCAGCAGTTGAAGCTGTAACAACAGAAGAAACGGCAGAAGAAATAAAAGAGAGAAGAAATGAGAACGAAAGAAATAGATTGAAGCAACAAGGTGGATTGCGTCCTAACCAATTATTTCATTATACTTTGATTAATTGGGACGGAAAACCTCAAGATGTAATTTGTAAATATCCAACAACAAAAAAAGCATCGAAATATTCTAAAATGGAACTTGATCCAGGAACTGGTAAAGGAGTATTTTTATTTGCTGATGTAGTCAACGATTTTTATAATGATGAATTACTTCCAAAATTTGAAATTGAAGATTTTCCTTCAAGTGAAATTGCAGAATTAGCCGCTTTCCTATCGGAAGTGGTAAGAAATCCCTTCTTTAAATAAAAGTCTAGCTTTTTTTTACGAAGGTAAATTGTATATCAACAAAGATGAAATGCTAAGAAATATAACAGAAATCGAAAACTTGGCATTTCAGCTTGAATTAAATGATAACTTTAAAAGTTTTGATTCATTTGAATTTTTAGAAAGATATAACAAAAATGATATTTCTGAAAAGGAATTTGAAACATTTTTGAAGATGTGTTTCTATGATACGGAAATACAGAAGATAAAAGAGCGAGAACAAAAGAAAATGAAGAAAGGAAGATAAAATGGCTAGCGGAGTAGGGGTTACTTATGAGTTGGAATTTGTAATAAAAGACAAGAATGCAAAGCAATGGATACAGTCTATGCAAAAGGAAGCCGAAAGGCTAGCCAAAGCATTAGATAAAGTTACTTTAAACAATTTCAACAAACAGATTCAGCACATGCAGAAACATTTGCAGTCACAAGGAAATCAGTTAAAATCACAGCTTAAAACGGCACAGGATATGATGAAGTCGCTTGGAACAGGTAAAAATGTAAAAAGCGGACTGGATAACGTCAAGAGAGAGACACAGGAAGCCAAAAAGAAAATGGATGAACTGAACAAAGCAAAGGAAGCAGTCGGAAAATCAGTTAAAAATCCTCTTGGAAATGTTGCAAAAGGTGCTGATAGTGCAATGAAAAGAGTTAAGGGGCTTTTAAATAAAGTTCGTGACGGAGCATTGTACAAAGCAGGGAGTTTTATTACACAGGCTGGAATGGAAGCATTACAGGAATACGGACAGACCGATTACGAGTTGCGTGGGGCTTCTGCTAAGACTGGAGGTTTTGGAACCGACTTGAAAGATTACAGGAAACTTACAAAACAAGTTGGTGGAGCAACTAAATTTAATAATTTAGATGTCGCACAAGCTATAAATGCAGGAGCAACTTTAGGGATAAAAAAAGATGAAATGAAACAAATTATTCCGTCGGCTGCAAACTTGGCTCAAGCGTTTAATTCAGATATTACTCCAGCACTCGAAATGGTAAAAATGCACATGAATTCTTATCAGTTATCCGCAAAAGAAGCACAAAAAGTAACTGATATGATAGCTGTTACATCTAAAAATACTGCTGCAGATTTGCCAAGACTTGCTGAAGGTTTTAAATACGTTGGAGCTTCTGGAAAAGCATTAGGAGTTCCTATGGAAACGGTTTATGCGATGCTTGGTAAAATGAACGATAACGGATTAATAGGTTCTACAGCTGGAACAGGATTAAATCAAATGTTTGAAAGTATGAAAGATTTTAAAAAACGAGATAAATTAGAACAATTGATTGGTAAAGTTACAGATGAAAAAGGAAATTTACAGGATATGACTTCTATTTTGGAACGGTTAAAAGGTGTAACTGACAAAATGGGAAATGCTGATAAGGCTGGAGTGCTGAAAACTATATTCGGAGTACAAGGAGGAAGAGCAGTAAATACTTTGTTAAACGGAAGTATTGAAGACTTAAAAAAACTTCAAAACGAAATAAAAAATAGTAGTGGAGCAGCTGAAAAATTAAGTAAGTTCATGATGCAGGGAAGTGCTGGAGCAGTTGAAACATTAATGGGGACAATGTCAAGCACGTTTGCAGCGGTATTTGACTCATTAGAGCCTTTATTAGTTCCAGTTGCAGGACTATTTATGGGAATTGCCGAAGCAATAGGAATGGTTGCTGAAAAAGCTCCTTGGTTGCTACAGTTAGTTTCTGTTTTAGGAGCTTTGGTTGTAGGAGAATTAGTTTTTCAGAAGTTGAAAGCAAGTATTGGACCGTTTATTACAGGAATAAAGGAAGCGATTGCGAAAGTAAGTCTATTTAAATTAGTTCTTTATGGATTGCTGGCAGTTGGATTGGTTGTAATATTTAATCTATTTAAGCAATGGCAGGATTATTTACAGGAAAACGCTGATGTGAGCAAAGTCTGGGAATCGGCATTGCAAAGTCTAGGTGCTGCATTAGGAGCAATCGGCGATTTAATAATGGCTGTTATTGGAGCGATATTTGGTTTCAGTACAAAATCAAGCGATGCAAAAGACAAGACTAAAATATGGGGAATGACTGCTGATGAAGTAAAACAGAAATTGGAATCGTTTAAGGAAAATGTAGATAAATTCACCGAAAGAGTTCAGGAAATGTCCAAATGGGTTGATGAAAATAAAGAAAAAGTCAAAATTTGGGGCGGAGCATTCTTAGGATTAGCATTTGGAGTTGGTATCTTATGGGCTTTAACTGCTGCACAGAACGCATTTAATGCAGCTGCTGCAATGAATCCTTATGTCTTAATTGCGATGTTAATAATCGGTGCGATTATGCTTATAAGTTTTTGGTTAATGGATTTATATAACAAAAATGAAGCATTTAGGCAAGGAGTTGATTTAGCTTGGCAAATGATTTGTGAAGCTGTATCTCAGGCAGCAACATGGATAAGCGAAAAACTAGGTGAACTTGGACAATGGTTAAAAAAGTTATGGAACGACAATGAAAATATAAGAATGGTTGTGGAAATGGTTTGGAATTTCATTAAAGATCACATTGGATTGGTTATAGGAATTATTATTGGTGGTCCTTTTGGATTGTTTATTGCAGGATTGATTAAATTATATACAGAAAATGAAACAGCAAGAGCAATTATAGATGGCATTTGGGCTGCAATAGTTGCTGTAGTTGGTGGAGCAATTGAAAATATAATTGGTTTTATAAACAATGCTATTGGTGCAGTTTCGCATTTGGTAGGAGCATTTAATGATTTACTCCATTTAAATTGGAGTGGTGTAGGTAGCCATTTACAAGGGCTTGGTGGAAATGTTATAGGAATGGGCGAAAATATCGTGAATAATATGCCTGGACACGTAATTGAAAGAGGAATTAAAGCCTATCAAAATGGTTATAATAATTCTTTAAATAAATCACATTTCAAACATAATAAAAATTTACCTAAAACTTCAAATGTAAATAGCTTTTTTCATAAAGCGGTTGGAACTAATAACTTCCAAGCTCAAGGCGGCGGTGGAATGACTGCCATTGACGAACATGGAGATGAAGCTATTTGGTTGCCAAACGGTTCTATGGTTGCAAGAAACACAACAACTCTTGATATGTTGAATAATTTAAAATCAATCAAGAAAAATACACGTGGCGGCACAAAAGAAACAGGAACAGTTGTTAAAAACAACAATCACTTTGTATTCAATGTTAACGGAACTGACGAAACATTGCAGGAATTGAAACGTGAACTTGAAAAATTAGGGATAGTGTAAAGGGGGATAGGATGCAAGTATTAGATTTTTTAAAGACAAAGTTTGCTGAATTTGAAGTTCAGAAAGATAAACTTGAAAAACTGTATTTGAAATATTTTGGTATTAAGCCTAATGGATTTTTAGGCACTATACCCCTTTTAGTTCTTTCAACTGATTACAGCCAAGATAATGAAATAACAGGGTATAAATCTTATTTAAAAGACAATTTCAATGAAAATATGTTCGTAAATCCTTATACATTAAAAATCGAAGTAATTTTGCATGGTAAAGAGTGGAAAGATGAGCTTGAAAAACTTGTTAAAGAATCAAGGAAAAGAAATTACACAATGTTTATATACACTAAATTAAATAAAGTTTATGCTCCTCTTGCAATTACAAGTGTCAGCTATGCCGAAAATTACGAAAGCCACACAAGTATTAAGGTTTCAATAAATTTGAAAGAAACAAATTTGCTTAAATTTACTACGGCTGACGGAAAAACAACAACGGAAGCATACGTTCCTGAAACAAGTACGCAGAACAAGGAAGTCACAGAAGTCAATTTGAATGAATCAATGCAAAATGAATTTGAAATTGATCCTAGAGCGGGAGATGTTATAGAATGAAAAAATTATACAGTTTTGATATTACGTATAAAGAAAACGGCAAGAGCAGTTATAAAATATTACTTGACGATGGAGAAAAGACACTTGTAACAACATTGGATATTTATAATATTAAGGGACTTTGGTATTTAGATATAAAGAGCGATAACAAGGATTTGCATATTGGGCAGAGAATTAATACTTATGAAGATTTGTTTCTGATATGCAGGAGAAGATATAAGGAATTTCCAAATGTTAAGATGTTAGCCTTGCCGATTAATTTAAATGGCTTTGATGTTGAGTTTACAACGGAAACGGCTGGAGTATTGCAAGATATTATGGTGGTGGTTTAATGGCTGAAAATACACAAAATAGCAATAATTATTATATTCTGTGGGACAGATATGCAAAAGTAACGTTTAAAGTAAAAAACGGAAGTGAAACAGAAGAAATTGAGTTTGAAAGGTTTCAAGTTGAAAATGGTATTGATTATTCCCCAGACTTTGAGATAGAAACAGAGTTTGACATTACTGAGAGTACGAATATTGCCAAAATAGTTATCTACAACCTAACAGATGAAATGATTAAGAAACTAAAAAAAGGCGTGGAAGTAGTTATTGAAGCAGGATACTGGAACGATGGAAAAAACAAGGATATTGGAGTTATTTATAAAGGTATTATTGAAAGTCTGAAAGGGAGCTGGAACAATGCTGACAAGAAATTTGAGATAACTTGTAACACTTACAACGACGAATACAAGGACACAAAAATTAATTTAAAGGCTGGAAAAGGAACTAAGGCAAGTACGATTATAAAACTTATTTTGTCTAAACTGGATAAATTAAAAGCTGGGACAATAGAGCTTGGGAAAGATATTGATTATAAGGACGGAAAAACTCTACATAACAATGTCAAGCATATTTTCAAGGAACTGGCAAAAGATACAAAAAGCATTTTCTTTATAACAAACGGAGTTGTGACATTTCAGCCAAGAGACAAGATAAACAGAGGTGTTTTAGAGTTCGACCCAAACAGGTTTCAAGATGTCAAGGAAAATGACGGAACTTATACTTTGAAAGCAATATTTGACCATAGATTCCAGGAAGGATTTAAAATTAACCTTGATTTGAAAAAGGCTTTTGAACAACTTGAAATTAAAGGGGAGTATCTTATTACAAAAGGCAAGCATGTAATGAACTTTAAAACAGATGCCTATACAGAATTGGAAATAAGAACTAAATTTGATGATGAGGAAACTAAAAAGGCTAATGAAATTGAGATTGTTACAGGCAAAAAAGGTAAAAATGAAAAATCATCTAAGAAAAAAGATAAGAAAGATAAAAATGATAAAAACAAAAAAGAAAAAGGAAAAAACTCTAAAGATTCTAAAAAGAATAATAAGAAAACTAGCACAAAAAGTGGTGGGAAGAAAAAAGAAAAAGATTGGGATAGAATTGTAAATAAATACGGAGTAGGAGGTAAAAAATGAGAAAAAAGACGGTAGGAGATCATATTGAAAATATGATAAACGGAAGTTTTGATAATTTAAATACTTTTGCAATAGCCAAAATTGTAGAGGTGGATAACTCGAATATGAGTTGCAGTATACAAATGCTTGATATTCCTGAACTTTTTGGAACTCGTGATGAAGTAGAAGTAATTGAAAATGTGCCGATTGCTCCAATATTTTGGGGTAGCAAATGTAAAATAAATGCTCCGCTATCTGTAAACGACAAGGTTTTGGTAGCATTTTGTCAACACGATACATTTAACGCACGAAATGCTTCCGAACCTTGCGAGCCAAACTCCAGTGCTAAATTTGATATAAATAACGCTATTGTAGTCGGACAGATAACAAGTGATGCAGAAAAGAATGTATCTAATGACTTCTATATTGCTTACGGCGGAACACTTGTAACAATAAATGATAGTGGAGTTAGCATAAAAGGCAATTCCATAAATATAAGCGGAGCAGTAAAGATTGAGGGGGATTTAGAAGTGAGCGGAGACGCTACGATTGGCGGTAAATCATTCTTAACTCATACTAACGGCGGAATGCCGTTGGATTAGGAGGTAAAAATGAAAAGTGTTGAAAGTTGGCAAACTGAAAAAGATGACAATAAAGAAATTGATGTCGTAATGGGCAAAAACATAGTATTAAGTTCCGAAACAGAGAAAATAAGGCTAAGGCTCGAGAATAAGTTGAGATTATTCTTTAATGAGTGGTTTTTGCATAAAAACGAAGGTATTTACTGGATTAAAAGAAACGAAAACAACGGGCAGATAGGAAATTTACTGGAAAAGTTTAATATCGAAACTCAAGTAAAAGAAACGATTTTGGCAGACGAAGATGTGGCAGAAATAATAAAATTTGAAAGTGATTTTAAAAATGGAACTGGAAATTATAATTTTGATGTTGAAATATTGTTAAAAAATGGGAAAACTTTGACAATTTAGGAAAGGGGGAGCAATGGATTTTGGAGTAACGGATACAGGATTTGTATTGAAGAGTTTTTCAGATATTATGAAAGATATAGAAAAACGGTATAAAGTAAGATTGCAAGATAACGAGTACACACTTGACTTTAATACGCCCGAAGGTATTCATTCTGAAGCCATAGGATTTGAATTATCGAAATTATGGGAAGAACTTTTGGACTTTAACAATCAAATGAATCTAAATACGGCAACCGGAATATATTTGGATTATTTTGGAACTTTGTTAAGAACTCCACGAAATCCGGGGGCTTATGCAACCGGACAAGTAAAGATAACAGGAGTGAAAAACAGAGTTATCCCAGCGCAAACTATTATAAAATACGCAGAAAAGGAATATAGGTTATTATCTAATGTTACGTTGGATAAGCTGGATAATAACGAATATTACGGAGTAGGATTTATTCAGGCAGTTGAAATTGGAGACGAGAGCAATATTACAAGTGATGTTTCGTTTACAACTGAATACGGCGGAGTTGCCAAGATTACAAATGATGTCGATATAACTGGTGGAGCAGATAATGAAAGTGATAGCCTTTATAGAGCAAGGTTAAAAAGAAAGCAAACAATCGAACAGACTGCAACGCATTCAGCGTTGTATAACGGACTAATGGCGTTAGAAAATGTAAAGAATGTATTGATATTGGATCCCGAAACAGAGCCAGCAACAGAAGCTGGAACTATCAAAATATTTCTCGAAGGAACTCCTGGTGACAAGATTTTTGAAACCATATTGGATTTGAAAGCTGATGGAATATTGACGCTTGCAGATTCTAATGCACAGACTTTTGAAAAGAAACTGAAAAGAGATGCGTTTGAGAGAAAAATAATCTATAACATTATCAAATACAGCACATTATTAATCAAAGTGGAAGTTTTGGAAGTGAAGAATTCTGATGAAAAAGATAATCGTTGGACGCAACAAATAAAGAAAGAAATATTAAACTATATTTTTAGTAATTAAGGAGGAG